GAAATTAAGAACTATTACGGTTTACGTTATGGAGAATGAAGAAGTAAAGTTTCATATTAAGATATTATCCAAAGATGTAAAACCATATTGGTATTCATTAGGTCAGTTGAAACTTATGAAGATAGTAAAAGAATATAAGAAAGATAAAGAGATTGGGAACGATAGACATAATCCCATTGTCATTGGTCTACAAAATCCACAGTATAGTAGGATATATGAACAAATACAAGGTCTTCATGGTATATATCCTGCCATAGCTGGAAATATCGTAGAATTTGATGAATTGTTTTATAATGTGTATATTAGAGTTAAGTTAATTCAAAGAAAGTTAAATTATGGTAGGAACTAAAATAGTGTTTGCAATTATAGGTATAGCTGGAATTGCTATGTTTATTGTTAATTATAAGAAGACAAAGAATGTTTTACTGTATGGTGTAGCTCTTGCTCTCTTCGTTGGAGGATTTGGCGGAGGTGCTAGATTATTCATGTATGATACTAGGGTACTGGATATTATAATTGTAGTAATCTTCATTGCGATTGTCGGAATGTGGGTTGTACTCTTATGGGTTCTACCTCTTATTAAGAAAATAAATAAAAAGAAAGAGGAGAATGAGAGAAGAGAAGCGGCTGACACCGAACCTTTTGGATTCGTAAGAAATACTCGTAGAGAAAGAGATGCAATTCCAAAAGGTTCGGTAGTTAGACATAAAGATACTTGCTTCGTAGAAGAGACTGGACGTTTATATAGTTACAATGAGAATACAAAGAAATGGGAGATACTACTGGATTGGATGTAGATAAGAAGGAAGAGAAAGTTTGTCCAAGATGTAATACGGTGTACATAACAAAGCATACTTGTCCTCATAGACTTCCTCGTAAACCTTTAGAAATGAGTATTAAAGCGTATGAGAGTCGTATAATACGTTTAGATAATACATTTTATACAATCCCTCTATATGTATTTAATGCTGTTAAAAGAATTATAGATACTTATGAAGACGGACAACTCATAGAGAAACAGAGTCATTGGGAATCTAAGACAGAAATGAGAGGAGATGAAGAGGGTATTCATATAGAAGATAAAACTGAATATACAGGAGATGAACCGGTAGATAGAAGTTGGGAAGCAACTGGTCAAGGTAGTAAATGGAGTAAATCTAAAGATGATGAATAGTGTAGAGAGAGTAATACATGATTTGCATTCAAATGGTAGTTCTTTCAAGGAAAGAACACTTGCAGTAATGGAAAAATCTAAAGATAGATATATATTCTCTACCAATAGTGTAGATAGTACGTCTAGATCACCAAAGACAATATTTATCAATACAATAGAACTGGAAGAGTACAGAGAACTACCACAAGGAATCTGGGAATTTCTTGAGGATAATACTATAATAGAAAATCTAAGATATGGAGAGTCTAACTACTTTGCCATTTGGTATCGTAAGTGTATAGAAGATAAGTTTTATCTTGATGTAAGACATATGATAAGTCATTATAATCGTAGGATATTAAGTGAACCTCATAAAAGACCAACAGATGCTAGTGATCGACATAGACTTAGTTTTGAAGGTATTAGAGTTAGTCCTCCTAGGCATAGTAGAGTTTCAGAAGAAGATGTTCTCAGAAAGAAATTTGAGTGGTTACAAACTAAACTTGATCTTGAAGGTCTTAAAGAACTTAACGAATGGTATGAAGAACTTAGATATAGAGAGGAAGTATAAAAGATTGTTTGAAACAATACTTTCAGTTCAAAAGAATAAAGAAAGAAGAAGTTGTAGGTTTGATGATCTATATATTAATATAGAGTCATTAGAGAAAGAACAACCTAATCTTATTCTATTAAGATTTCGTGAAGGACTTGTACCTAAAGAGGGATCAGCAATTACCTTTATTGAACTTAATGATAGTACAAAGAAGTTTATAATAGAGCAACTAGAACGTAAACTGAATGATAATGCACAAAATATTAAAAAGAGATGGCGTTGAGATAAATGTAAGACCAATTACTACTGAACAGAAAGATAAGTGGTTAAAGGATCGTACTAGGAAGATAGAAGGTTGGTGCAACTCTCGAATCTGTGAAACGTGGAATGAAATACAGGCAATAGAGATAGTAAATGCTTTACAAAAAGAACATGAGGAAATTAACAATAGCGTTTGATTTTGATAACGTCATCCATAAATACCGAAAAGGATGGAGCGATGGTACTATTTATGATGATCTTAATAACGAAGCAGTAGGATTGATGCTCGAATTAAATAAGCAGAATCATCCTGTGTTCATCTTGAGTACCAGAGATGCAAAGCAGATTGTAGATTATATGAATGGAATTTTCAAGGTTGTAAAATTTGAAGAGTTTACCGATAAGTTCTGGAATAAGACCAATATAATTGGAGTTTGTAATCACAAAGCCGTATTCGATGTACTTATTGATGATAGAGCTATTAGTTTTAATCCTCAACATCCTCCAACGTTCGAAGAAATAGTAAATTTTAAACCTATAAAACACCTATGAGCGACTTTAAATGTATTAAATGTGGAATGGATTTTCCCAACAATGAAGTGATGCAGTTGCATAGTGAAGAATGTAAAGGTGCTTCAATTAGTATGGATATTATTAATACTATAGCTGAAGGAGGATCAAAAGTATCGGGCAAAATAGGTTTCACTTGTGATATATGCGGAGAAAGTCAGATGAGAAATGATCTAACTAGAATTAAGGCAAGAGTAAAATGGTTAGAAGATAATTGTAGATGTAGATAATAATGAAACAGAAAGTAAAAGAATTAAGAGTACAGATTGATGGTCTTGCTCAATTAACTAAAGGGTTGCACGAACCTGTAAATTACACTTGGGATGAACCTCTTGGTGATAATACAGGAAGAACTAACTCCTTTATACAGCCACATTCAGAAGAGATAAAGGATGCAGTGAAGTCTCTATTTCTAGCTAAAGCATGGCTTGGTAAGGTATTAGGATCACTTGGAGAAGAATCACCATATCCTAAAGATGGTTCAAGAAAGACAATAGCAGATATTGAACCTACTGCGGATCAAAACAAAGGATTTTTACATGAGCCTAATGAAGATGAAATTCCTTGGTTAAGTAAAAATCATATTGAAAAAGTAGATTGGTTGAGACAGGAGATTCAGAAGATTGTAAAAGAATGGGAAAGAGAGCCTATTTCTCCTATGTGGGCAGATACCTATAAAAATAGATCAATGGGTCATCTTTCAGAAGCAAGATTTTGGTTAGGGTTTGAACTTGAACGTATAAAGGAACAGGAGAATTAAAATTATGAATGAACAAAAAGTAATCGAAGTAGAAGGTATGAAGTTAGAAGACATTAAGATAGATGTTGATGTTAACATACCAGTTGGTAGTATTATAAGTGTTGAACAATATACTAAAGGAGAATTTGAAGATATGTATGTTGTTATTATAACTGAAAAGCTTATGCTTATAGAATTGCTTCCGAGAGTTTATACGCTTGTTAAACTTGATAGTGGTCGACTACACTCTCCAATAAGAACTATAGTTACAAACTTTAAGTCCTCTAAGGAAGAATTAGTTAATGGTAAGGTTCTTAAAGACTATATAGAGTACGGTTTTGTAAACTGGTTAATTGTATCTAGTATTAAAGTAATAGATAATATAAAAAACTTAAAATTATGATATATATTTTACTAGCACTAATAGTGCTTGCTTGGTCTGTACGAGGTATAGAACAGGCTGTTCTATGGAGTAGAAAAGGTCACGAGGCGTTCAACTGGAATGAACATCTACTCTTTGTTATTAGCAGAGGATTATATATTGGTACTATAATTACTGCTACTTTTATTGAATGGTATTGGGCTGCTGGTATTGCAGGTGTCTCAATACTAATGTTTCCTTTGTTTCATAATGGTTCTTATTATGTAGCAAGAAATAGAATTGCAGAAGTTAATGGAGATATTCTTCTTCCTTACCCAAGAGGATTCATGGATTATAGTGAGGATAGTTCTGCTGCTATTAACTTTACTTGGAAAGTAAGACTTGTATTCGCAATTGTTGGTTTAGCACTTTTAACACTTTTAATAATACTTAAATGAATATTGATAATTTTAATTATGATGTACTTGGTAGGAATGTCCTAATAGACATTGGAGCAAGTGTATCAAAGGGAGGTATTGTATCACCTGATCAGTCTAAAGAAGCTGGAAAGTTAGCTGCTGATGAAGCTTTTAAAGTAGTATGTATTTCTGACGATGGTATAGAGGCTCTACAATTAAATGTAGATGATATAGAGAAAGGATACTATATTTATCTACATCCTCATTCACTTCCTGTATTTCGGTTTGAGAAGAAGGGTAGAAGGTATGCTTTAATCGAGATACAAGACATTGCAGGATTTGCTCCTGATGGTTTTGATAGAGACTTATGGCTTCTGGAAAAAGAAAAAGAGAAAGAGGCTGAGAAAGAACGTATAGAGAAACAAAGAGCTAAAGTACGTGAGTCTATTCGAAAGTCTTAGAGAGCAAGTACCAAAACGAAAATTTGGCATCAAACCTAGAAAGAAGGTTCTGGTGCCTTTTCGTTTAATAAAGAAAGAAGCAAAGACACTTGTACAGTGGTGCTCTTGTATTAATGATATTACTCTACATGCTAGAGTGTGGTACGCTGGTAACAGACGGGCGGTACGTTGCTTAAAGTGCTCAAAATATACTTTAGTAGAAAATAAATAGAAAGTTCTTGCATCTTGTAAAAAATTTCTTATTTATACCTATATATAGGGAAAAATTCAATGGGTATGAAGGTAAGGCAAATATTGAATATAAAGAATTTAGATGATATAGAAGGACATAAAGACTATATTGATCTTGAAGCTGCTGATAAAGATGTAATAGCTACACATAGAACTCTTGTAGGTAAGGATTATTTTAAACTGGAAACAATATTTGATGATGGGTGTACGGACACGAAAGATCAAGAGCTTAGAGGAAATTACTAAAGAAGAACCTAATCCAGTAATGGCAGGTAAAGCATTAAACCATTTCTTTAGTCATATGAAAAATCGACTGGAGATAGGAGAGATAGAACAGAAGATACCATACTTCGGGAGGTTATTATTAAAAGACGAAAATGGAAGAGTCATTAAACAAAACAGTCATAGGAATGGAGTTGATCGTCTTAGACGAAAAAGGACTCCCAGTAGCAAACCCGGCACTTAGGGCAATACCAGTATTTAAAGAACTGTTCGCAAGAACTAGAAGAAAGGGAGAACATCATTATCAAGCAAGAGCTAGGGCACTTTTAGAGGTGTCCTATATTTATTATATGGTAGATATAAGAAGCTTTGCTTTTCAGCGTTATCCTTTAGAGACTAACGATTGGGAGAGACATCTACTTGTAGTGGAAAGTTTAAAGATAGAGGAAGGTTGGAGGCCAGATGATATAATAGAGGAAGCAGCCGACTGGTATAAGGAACATCATAACACCTCTACTGTAAAAATGTTAAAAGCTGGATTTGTTGCAATAAATGTTACAATTGATTACCTTGAACACGTAGATTATACAGCTAGAGATTCAAAGGGAAAGTTTCTTTATAAGCCGAAAGAGGTTATGTTGATGTTGGGAGATATAAAGACACAGAAGAATGTGCTGTTAGAGTTAATGCAAGAAGTTATACAAGATTTGAATTTAGGTGGTCGTCCCAAAGGGGGTGGAAGTATTGGTCTCTTTGAGAAACCCGATAAGGAGTTAGTAGAAAGTTATGATCCCATTCCGCAAAGTCTTTAGAGTAAGACTTACAGATGCTACTTATAGTGAAGTAATGGAGTCTAAGTACATACTTAGAACTCCTTCTGCTATAGTGTCTATTGAGGATTATCTTGCTCCTGGATTAGATGGTGGTTATAAAGACAAGCCTAAAACACAAATTGATTTTGCTAATGGTACTCAAATTGTAGTACTTGGTAGTGTTGATGAAACTTCGAGAAAGTTAACAGATTGGGATAAGAAAGATTCAATGGGATTAAATGGAGAAAAGTATTTATCATAACATCCGAAATGAGGATGGACTTTGGGTTAATAGTGATGTGTTTCGTGATTCAGCTAAACACTTTATTAAATACAAGCGTTATACAGATGCCTTACCTAGTCCTGATCCTCATTCTGACTATCAACAATATTGGAAACAAGAAGAGAGAAGATGTATAGAGGGTTATAAAGTTGCTGGTGCTTATATAACTGGTGACCATTATAACTATCTTAATTATTCTCCTATTCGTCTTACTGATGAAGATAATCTTGCTGGTGTAGTTAAAAGTGGAAAGAAGAGTTTTGCTGCTGCTAAGATAACTACTCTTCCAGATTTTTGGGATGGTGACTATGATTACTTCCATGTTCTCAATATTGCACGTTGGGGTATTCACCCTAAAATATTAACTAAACTAAAGCTAGGAGTTACAATACATCCTGATGATATACATGGAGGTAAGCATGTTTGTGTAGCCAAAGCAAGACGTAAAGGTTTCTCATTCAAAAATGCTTCTATAGTTGTGAACAGAATGAAGCGGATACCGGAAAGTGTATCTGTTATTGCTGCTCATGATAGTAAGTATCTATATCCTAAAGGTACAACAGCTATGGCCGATTACTATATTGACCATATGAACAAGCATACTGCTTGGACTAGAAGAAAAACTATAGACAGATTAGATCATCAAGAGGATGGTTACATTATAAAGATTGGCGGTGTTGAAGTTACAGAAGGCTATCAAAGTAGTATTATATCAGTATCCTGTCAAGATAATCCTGATGCTATCCGAGGTAAGGATGGAACTCTAGTATTATTAGAGGAAGGTGGAAAATTTCCTAATGTACTTCCAACTATTGATTCTACTCTTCCTACTTTAGAAGATGGTATTTATGTTACTGGCCAAATGGTTATCTTTGGTACAGGTGGTGGAGATAATATTAACTGGGAGGGTTTTGAGGATGTCTTTTATAGTCCTACCTCTTATGGTTTTATAAGAATACATAATGATTGGGATAAGGGAGCACAAGGTAGTTACTGTGGTTTCTACTTTCCTGACATGGTTAACAAGAAGGGATTTATAGATAGGCAAGGTAATAGCGATAAAGTTTCGGCTAAAGTATATCAAGATCAGTTAAGAGAGGAGATAAGGAAAGATACTAAAGACCCTGATCGTGTAAGAAGACATATGATGGAATATGCTAATACACCCTCCGAAACCTTCTCTCGTGCTCATACTAATATATTTCCAGTTGAGGAACTTGAAGAATGGCTTAGGGTTGTTAATAGTACTAAACTATGGACACAAGGAGTACCCGGATTACTTAGAGGCGCAGATCATGGACTTCAATTCTACCCTGATTATGAACTTAGTCCAGTTCGTACATATCCACATAAAGGTATCAGTGATCTAACCGGTGCTATTGTTCAGTACTACCAACCCCATAAAGAGAATAATACAGTTCCAGATAATCTATATTGTATCTGTCATGACCCTTATGATTTTGATAAGAGCTTAAATTTAGAGTCTTTAGGTACTACGTATGTAATGATGAATCCTAATGACATTGTTCCTGGCTTTAAAGGTGGTGATCTTATTGTTGCTAGTTACATTGGTCGTCCAGAAACATTAGACATCTATAATGAAAACCTGTTTAATCTAGCTATGTACTATAATGCTAAGATAGGCATAGAGAATGATAGAGGTGATGTAGTAGGTTACGCAAAAAGACATAAACATTTGTTTGCTTATTTGGAAGGAGAGTTTGAACTTGGGTGGAGTGATAGCATGAATAATCGTCTTGGGCGTGGGTATGGTATGAGTATGGGAGGTGGCAAGGATAACAAAAAGGTTAAGACTGGTGATATATTCATAAGAGACTGGCTTAATTCAGTTAGGTCTGTTCAAGAGGATGGTAGAATAGTGAAAAACTTACATACTATACTCGATCCGGGACTATTACAAGAACTTATTAAATATGGTAAAGGTAACTTTGACCGTGTATCAGCAATACGTATTGGCATGTACTTTATGAAAGAACTTGATTACTCTAATAAAGCACCAAGTCGTAACGCTAAAAAATCTGTTTCAGAATTCTTTAAATCTAAACTCTGTGCATAATGTCTAATAAATCATTCCTTAAAAATCTTAATCGTGCTGGTGCTACTATGCGTCCACAACATACTGTTCCTTTTAGCAAGAAGAAAAGTAATGATAATGGTGAACCTTCTGAATGGGGTATCAATGCTGTAGATTACTATTCTCGTCAAACAAGTATTACTGCTTCAATGAGAACAGAGATGCGAGTACTTTACAACTTAGCTTCGGGTAAACTTGATGAAAGTGATTATAGTCATGTTCTTAACCCATTAGGAGAAGTACAGAGAAAGAGAGAGTCTTTACAGGGTGATCCTGCAAAGTTGCGTAATTATGATATCATAAGTACAGTAATCTCTAGAATAGTTGGTGACTTTATGATGAGGGATACAAACTATCAGGTTATAGCTACTAATAGTGATGTGGAAGAGCGAAGGCAAACTGGACTTAAGGAGATGATGAGAGAGATGCTAGTGCAGCAATTTAGAAATGAACTTGCAGGACAAGGTATGGATACAGGTTTTACTGATGAAGATGTAGAATTTGAAGTTAATCAGATACTATCCCAAGCTGAAAATATACCTGATACAATGACTATGAAAGGTCAGGAAGCATTAGAGTATATTACAAAGTATAATGAGATAGAACGTAAGTTAAGAGAAGGTCTTATAGACTATATATCAGTTGGTCGAGTATTTTCATATAGAGATGTATTTAGAAATGATACAGTATATGAGATAGTAAATACAATGGAATTTGACTATCTAGCGAATGAGGATGAAGAGTTTGTTGAGAATGGTGAGTGTGCTACTCGTTCTATGTTTCTTCCAGTAACAGAGGCTATTGATTTATTTAGAGAAGACCTTAGTGATGATGAGATTGATTGGCTAGAGAAACATTATGGTGGTTATCTTTTTAGTGGAAGTCCAGAAAACTCTGCTAGTGATCTTGATACTAATTGGAGAGCACAAGATGTAGATTCCTTCTACAATAATGTGTTAGGCATAAGAAGGAATAAAGTAAGTAATGGAGTATCAGTTAAGCACGTAACATTTAGATCTAAAAAGAAACTAGGAAAACTGACTGGTATAAATCCATTTGGTGAAGTTATAGAAATAGAGGTTGATGCTGACTTTAAACCAAGACCTTCCGAAGAAGTTGAATGGGTATGGGTAGATGAAATATGGGAAGGTAATATAATAGCAGATGCAATGTTCAAGAGAGTTGGTCCTATTCCTTTACAGAGGGGAACGGCTAATGATCCTAGTGCTTGTACATTACCTTATAATGGAAGGACGTATGGTCATAGAACTGCTCTTCCAAATACTCCTGTTAAAATTGGTAAAGCATATCAGGAAATGTACAATATCTTAAAGTATCGACTTGAAAGAACTATTGCTAAAAATAAAGATAAGATTACCTTAATGCCTTATGGTCTAGTACCTGATAATAATGATATAGATATGTGGGGTATGTTATATTATGCAGATACTAATGGTTTTCTATTCGTAGATGAAAGTGATCCTAAAGCTTTACAAGCATTGCAGCATGTAAGATCACTAGACTTAAGTATGAGAGAATACATTAAGTTTCTTCATGATATTGCAATAGGACTAAGAGCAGAATATTTAGAGATAATAGGAATACCACGACAAGCTATGGCTGATATAAAGGCTAGCGATGATGTTGGTAATACTTCAGCAGCTCTTAATCAAGGTGCTCTAATTCTAGAACAAACATTCGTAGCTTATGAAGAGTTTGTAGAAAAGGACTATCAAGCTTTACTTGATCTTAGTAAGTTCGCTTGGATTGATGGTAAGAAGGAGAAGTTTATAAATGCTAATGGTGAATTAACATGGCTAGATATAGATCCCTATATGCATGTAGCTACAGACTTTGGAGTATTTGTTAAGGGTAATAAGCAAGAGAGAGAAAGACTGAGAGAGATGAGAGCACTAACACAAGCCTTTGCACAGAACTCTGCTACTCCTACAATGATAGGTCGTATCCTACAGGCTAATAACTTCGATACTCTTATGAGGGAGTTGGAGAAAATGGAAAATAAGATGCAACAGCAACAAACTAATGCACAACAAGCTGAACAAACTCAGAATCAATTAGTAGCTCAAAGTGAACAAGAGAAACTTAAGTTTGATTATTACAAAGTGGATGAAGATAATCAAGCTAAGAAAGATGTAGCTTATATTAATAATCAAGGATCAGTTGCTACTTCAATGATTGGTAATGCATCAGAGGATAATACTGATGCAATAACTCAAGGTAATGCAGTACTTGATGATCTATATTCTAAGAGAGATGAAAGTAATCTTAGATATGCTGATATACAACAGAAGAGAGAGAAGAGTACTACAGACCTTAAGATAGCAAAAGAAAATAAAACACAGCACGAATTACGTGCAGGTAAATAAACAATAGTATGGTTGATGATATTCAAATACCAAAGGAAGTTTTTGATAACCAGTTTACACCGATAAAAGCTGATGCTGGAGGTGAAACTGGTGAAGGTAAAACTACTGAACAAATTGCGGCCGAAGAAGAAGCTAAAAGAGTAGCGGCTGCTAATGCAACTGGTGAAGGGACAGGTGATCCTCCCCCACCCGATCCTTCCCTCCTATCGGCTGCTGATCCGAAGTTGGTTACAAGTTTAGAAGGATTGCTCACAAAAGAGGATGGCACACTAACAGAAGATGAAGAAAAGGTTTTAGAAGATAATCTAGAGTTAGTAAGATCTATAGCGAACAAAGAGGTTCCTTTCGTTCAACAATTAATGAGTGAAGAAAATCTTGTACAAGAAGGAGACTTTGAGGATACATATGATGGACGTGTTTCTTATCTTAAGGCAAGAGACGCAGTAAGAGATAAGGTAAATATAGATAATTACTTTGCTCAAAATCCGGGATTACAACAGTTCAAGGAACATGTAATTGATAATAAGTTACCTATCTCTACATTTTTAGCCCAAGTTAATCGTCCTGCTGTACTTGATACAGAGATTAGAGATGTTACAGAGACTATGGGAGATGATGAGAAAGCTAATCTTGAGAGTATTAATGAGCAGATAGTTAGAGCTAATTTAAAAGCTACTGGAGTTGACATAGCTACTCAAACTGCTATCATTGAAGGTGCTAAGACTGCTGGAACTCTTCGTAACCTTGCTCTATCCAGTCAGGCAAACATGAAGAACATTTATGAAACTGAGATTAAAAGAGTTAATGATCAAATGATAGCTCAACAAAACGCTGCTAAAGGAGCGAGGGATGCAGAGGATCTTGAGGTTACTAATCTTATAAAGTCTGGTAAACTTACTGATTCTTTTACTATTCCAAAGACTGATGAAGTTACATTTGGACAATATATGGTTACACCTATTAATGATAGGGGTCAAACTATGGCTGATTTGAAATATAGTAAATTAACGCTTGGAGAAAGAGCTGTTTTGGATTATATTGTATTCAAAGAAATGAAATTGCCATCTGTAGCAAAGACGAATGTTATGTCGAGATTTAAGGTAGGGAACAAGCAGAACCAGAAGAGACAAACGAAAGTTAAAGTTTCTGGTGGTGGTCCTAGTCTTAGTACTCTTGATTTTGTAGCTATGGCTAAAGAACGAAATATTATATAAGAAACCAACTAATCCATTTAATAAAAGAATAGAAGTTTAATTTAAAAAGACGAAAGAAACAATGGGTGCATTTAACACTGATTTACAACTGTATGAAGCTACTTTCAATGACAAAGAGTTTACTGCAGAAAACAACCTGGCAGCAGCGATGCTAACAAACAGCCAATGGTTGTCACCTGCTACTACTTTCCTTTATGGTTCAGGTAGTGAGCAGTTCGGAAGCTATAACTTCCCTATGTTGTATTTAACTGAAGGACTTGGTAAGATCGCTAAAAGCGTATCTATTGATACTGAAGACCTCAGTTATAAGTGGCCTGTATTGGGACGACCTAAGAAGGTGTCTACAATTGCAAGGTCTGTTTACACTGCCGGCGATAAACCTGGTTCTAATTTCCAAGAGTTTATTGTTCCGTTTAAAGATCGTTGGTTCTTCAAAGGTCAAGTAGTTTATACTCCTTCTGGTTTTGAGTGTCGTGTTCAGCGTGATCCTATAAAGCAAGGTAATGAGTATATTTATTACATGGTTATCATAACCAGTAAAGCTACAACTTGGATGCCACTCGCTGACTTACAAACTGGAGTTAGATGGGGACAAGGTATCAGGAAGGTATCGAAGAACAGATCACGAGGTGGTGAGCACAGAAGCTACACTCCTTACCCATTAAACAATCAATTATCTGTAGTTAGAGATACCTACAATATAGTTGGTAATATGGGTAATAAAGTTATGGTTTATTCCATAAGAGCTGATGGCAAAGAGTTTAAGTCTTGGTCACAGTGGGAGATGTATCTGTCTGACTTGCAATTGCATGAGAAGTTAGAGCATGATTTATGGTACTCTACGTACAACAAAGATGCTGATGGAGTTATTCATACTATTGATGAAGATAGTAGCGAGGTAGTACCTTCTGGTGCTGGCCTCCTTGAGCAAATTGACAATGTTGATACATATGTAGAGTTGACTGCCAATAAGATTGAGACTGTAATTAATGATTTAGTGTACAACGCAAGTGGCGCACAAAATGTGGTTATTGATCTTTGGACAGGTACAGGAGGTCTTAATGAGGCTTCAAAAGCAATGGAAGGTCGTATGACTTCTCTTGGTTTCAATCATGTTGATACCAGTGGAGTTAGTCAACCGGACGCAGGTGGAAAGAGAACTTATTACGGTTTCTACTTTGATAGATATAAGACTCGTGAAGGTCATACCGTAAACTTCCGACACCACCCAATGTTTGATCGTGGTTCAAAAGCGGAAGCTTCTCCAGTTCATCCAATTGACGGACGACCAATGGAATCGTACAGTATGTATGCTATCGACAGTTCTACTTATGATGGTGAACCAAACGTTCAGTATGTAACGGAGAAAGGTCGAGAGAGTATTGAGAAAGTAGTTCAAGGTATGGCTAACATACCATTCACTAAGAACAGTGACTTCGCTGCTAGTGATATTGATGCTAGTTCACTTGAGAGAATAAAAACTCAGGGTATTGTAATAAAGCGTCCAACAAATTGCATTAAAATCTTCAACACGATTTTAGGGTAAAACAAGTATAAATGGTAACAACAAATGATGGAGGAGTTGCAGTTGCAGCTCCTTCTATTGTTAAATCGAAAGTAAAGTCCGAACCACGTAAGGTAAGATACAAAGAAATTACAGTTAGGGCAAAGAGGAACTTTACAGTTCTTCCAAAACAAGTGCAGAATGAAACAAGAACTAGAGTTGGTGCTTTTGCACTTCCCGAAGAATTATCTGCATATAGATGTCTCACTGATGAAGAAGTAAAGGAATTTGGAGGCAAGATTATTGGTATAACTCCTGGTGAAGCTGGTTATGCCAAGGTATCTAATGAATTTTTTAATAACTTTGGAATTTACATTCCATATGATGAAGGTTTTCCAATTAAGATTCCTATTGATGGAAAGACAGGTGAGATTGTACTTGACTTTGAAAGAAGAAACTACGTAAATGCCATAATGCAATACAGGCATGTTACACATCATACTAGAGTAGCAAAAGACTTTGCACAATATCAAGAAGCTACTCATTTATACGTTGCTTATATTGAGGATAAATCAGTAGTTAAGCAAGGTAACATTAGTAATAAAGAGTTGAGAAAGCAAGCAGAAAGATTGTATCTTTCTTTAGTAGATGAAAAGGAAGATACTAAACTAGACTGGGTGCTTGAGATTTTAAGAAGAGGTATTAAAACAGATAGTTTTGATGATCCACCTACCGGTTATGTACCTCTTACTTTGGTAGGTGTTCATAATGTTGCTGATATGCCACGTGATGATAAAGAACTGGCAATTGAAGAGTTTAAGATAGATCGACTAAAGTACTTCTTGCAAGTAATGGACGATGAGGATCTTGAATGGAAAGCACTTCTAGAGAGATGTGTTGCCGGTGGAGTATTTGGACGTAAAGGTAATGTTATAACATACGAGAGAGAAGTAGTTGGTGCTACTGATGAAGAA